ATCACGATGTCCCAGTCGCGCACCCAGCCGTAGATCATCATGCTGTCGTAATGGCCGAGGTTGTCGCCGATCCACACCACCGGCGTGGCGCGCACCTGCGCCAGCGCCAGGGCGACGGAATCGACCAGCACGGAATCCAGCAGTACATCGACGTCGATGCGCCGCGCGTAGGCGCGCTGCACGACGCTGGTAACGCCCCATTCGTCGGTCTCCTTGCGCGAGTAATCGGTGATGCCGATCTTCGGCTTCGCCAGCGTCTTGCCGATGGTGACCGAACGGCCGGCGGCCAGCGTGCCGCACCGGGCCGTCGCCGCGGCGGTGATGGCCACGGTCAGCCGGCAGGTCGCGTAATACGGCAGGCCGTCTAGAATCACGCTGGCGCGCTGTGCGAATTCGGCGGTGTAGTAGGTCCACCAGTCGACGACCGGCGGATCGTCCTCGATCAGTGCGGCGGTATGGCTATAGACCACCGTGCCGCCGGGCGTGTCGGTCATGGTCACCGTCACGTCCGCGCCTTCAAGGTCGAGTAGCGCCAGTGCGGTGACGGCGCCGGGCGCCAACACCACCGTCAGCGGCGACGCCTGCTCAGTAACGGTGCCGACGGTCTGGTCAAACATCGCCCATCGACTGGTCGGCCCGACGTCGATCCACCAGGTGCCACTATCCGTAATTGGGTTATGGTTCAGGTTGCCGGCCTGCACCGATTCGTAGATGCGGTGCGTCGTCGTGCTGATCACGCGGGCGGCCAGGGCGTAGGTGGTGCCGCTGGCCCAGGTGGTGTAGTCGTTTTCCGCGCGAGTGCTGGAGATCAGCATCGCATCGGTGATGGCGGCCGGGCGGATGAACTTCATGCCGCCGCCCTCGTCGCCATCGCGTCGCCATCCGGCGTGATGCGCTGGAGCGTCTTGGCGGTGTTGAACGTATGGGTGACGATGGCGCGCTGAAGGGTCGCGTTTTCCGTGCGCAGCGCCGCAACCTCGTTGCGCAGCGCCCGCAGCTCGTCGCCCAGGTTGCCGCCCTGCAGCGCATCGCGCAACTGGCCGTTGCTGAAGATGCGCGCCGGGCCGGTGGCCTCCAGCTCGGGCCCGTCCTCGCCGACGATGCGCAGGCCGCCCGCGTGGTAGCCGCCGGACGCGAAAGCCGGAATGTCGAGACCGTATTGCTGATCGAGCAGATTCACCGTCTGCCCCAGGCTGGCCAATGTGCGTGCCGTCAGCAGCGCCTGCTCGGCCGCGGTGGCCGTCACGGCCTTGCCGAGATCGACCACCGAGCGCGCCAGGTCCGGCAACTGCTGCGCGGCCGACTGGTCACCCGCCCGCGCCGCCGCCGTGGCGATGGCGAAACGCGCCTGCTCGGCCGCGAAGTTGCGCGAATCATCGAGGATCTCGCCGCGCAGCTCGCGCATGGTGCCCAGGATGGCATCGGCCACCGACTGCCACTCCCGCTTGATCTGCGAGGCCGCCTGTGCTTGCGAATCGGCGATCTGCCGGGCCTCGCTCGCCGCCACCTGCGCGACGCTGCGCTGCGGCGCGTAGCTGGCGATCGACGGCAGCAACGCGGCTGTCGCGCTGGTGATGGCCGACAGGTCGAGATTCTTGAGCACGGTGCCGAGCGACGTCAGGGCCGCCTGCGCCTGTTGCACCACCGAGTCGATCGCTGCCTGCGAAACCGCCGCGCCGGCCACCATCGGCACGACGATGCTGTTGTAGATCATCGTCGCCACATTGCCGACCGTGCTGCTGATCAACGCATTGCGCACGCTGCTGTCGAGCGTCGCAGCGAAGCTATCCGCCGCGGATTTTCCGGCGGCCGGATTGAATGCGGCATCGAGCATCATCTGGCCCAGACCGGCGGCATCGAAGCCTGCCCACGCCTGCGCCGCTTTCTGCGCGGCATTCGCCACCACCAGAAACTGCGGCGACAACTGGAGCAACTGCGCGTAGGTGGCACGGCCTGATTCAGTCGTCAGATCCAGGCTGTCCATCAGGTCGACGAAGCCCTCGGTGGTGAGCGGCATGACCAGGCCGAGCGCGGTGAACTTGGCCTTGACATCAGCCGTCGCATCAGCGCCGCGCCTGGCCTCGCTGTAGAAACCTTGATAGTAAGCGTCGAGCGCGGCCGCGGCGACATCGATTCCGCCCAGCGACTGAATCAGTTGCGTCGTCACCTCGTCGGCGCCGATGCCGAGATGGCCGAGCGCGGTAATGATCTCGTCGGTCGCTGCCACAAAATTGAGTGCCTGCTGCGCGGCCTCGGCGGACAAATGCTCGATGTCCAGCGAATCCAGGAACGAGTTGGCCAGCGCATTGAGGTCCATGCCCTCCAACGCCGTCAACATCAGCCTCGGCACCTGCTCGGTCATCATCAACTGCAGGCCCTGCTCCGGGTCGGAGCCGAGCGCGTTGTAGTCCCTGGTCCACGCCACCTGGTTGCCGGCGGCATCGAGTATCGAGGTGCGCGCCCGTACCGGGTCCTCGCCGTCGGCCGAGAAGGCGAGGCCGAACTGATAGCCGCCCGCGCGACCGTTGGATGTGACGATGTCGTTGAATGTCCGCGCGAAGCCCTCGGCCGCCGGGCCGAGCGCAATCGACGTTTGCGGGTCGTTCCGGCGAGTCCAGTCGCTGAGGATCATCTGGTCAGCGGCGCTTTGACTGGCGTAATGCGAGCTGATGTCTGCCGCCGTGCGTGGCGTGGTATAGCCATCGCCGCTGGAAAAGGCAATGCCTCCAGCATGAGGCGTGCCGCCGTGCTGGTTCATGCCAAGAAGGGCGGCGGCGCCAATCGCCGCCCAGCCATACGGCCCCAGCGAGGCCAGCGCGCCATAGGCGCCGGACGCGAATCCCGCGCCCGAGGCCAGGCCGCCGATGCCGCCGGCCAGCGCCGTCGAGCCGACGCCGGTGGCGAAGCCGCGCGACCCGCCGATCGAATAGGCCGACAGCATGCCGCCGATGGGGATGCCCGACGATCCAAGTCCCCACTCCTGCGCAGCAAGCTGCGTCGATTGGTCGGACATGAATCCGGTGCCGTACCGCAGGCCGCTGGCGGTATAGGCATAGTCGGCGGCGTTGCCGAACAGCCCGCCCCCGTTCCAGGAACTCGCCAGGTTCGTGATGTTGCCCAGGCCGCTGACGCCGCTGCCCGCCATGTTCAGTCCGAACAGCGAGCCGGTACCGCTGACGGTAGCCTGCACGGCGAACTTGAGCACCATCGTCTTGAAGATGTTCTGCAGGTTCTTGGCGAACGCCTCGCCGAAGGAATCGCCCGCCTCGAAGCTGCGCATCAGCGCATCGGTCAGGCTCTGCTCGATGTCGCGCGCGAAGTTTTCCCAGGCCTGCGCCTGCGCCTGTAGCTTCGGCCGCGCCACCTCGGCATCGCGCAAGCGCTCGAGCGCAGAAATCTGCTGCTCGAGCGCATAGACCTCGCCTTCGCGGTCCTCGACATCACGCAGCATTTCGGCACGAGCCCGCTTGATGGCGATCTGCTCGTCGTAGCGCTTGCGAATCAGCTCGGCCATCTGATCGGCAGTAGCGCCGATCTGGGCATTCTCGTCCTCGGCGGCCTGCGCCTTATTGAGCAGCGCCTCGGCAGACTGGGCCGCCGACGCGACTTCCTGCTGCCGGTAGCCGGCCAGCTCCTTTTCCCATTTGGCCTGATCTGCCGAGACCTTCACCGCCTGTTCCTGCGCACGGACGCCGTTGTATTGCTCGACTACCCAGGCGCGCAGGGATTCCGGCGCATCCTTCCACCAGGGCGATTCCATGAGCTTGAAAAGCGCCTGCTGGGACTTGGTGAACTCCATGCCGGAGAACACGGCGGCCTCTTCCGCTTTAGCCATCTCATCGAAGAAATCGATGTAGGCCTTGCCTTCGTCCCTGGCCGGCTGGTTGACCTTGACCGCCGGCTTCTTCTCCTGGTATTTCTCGCGGATCTGTGCAATGCGTTTTTGCAGTTCCAGTTCGGAGACGCCCGCTGCGAGCGCCAGCTCGCGGCTCCTGGCGATCTCACGCTCCATCATCTGCTGTTTCGTGAGGTACTTTTCCCCCTCTTTCACAAACTCGATGCCGGCCTTTTCGGCGCGGTTCGACTGCTCCTTGACAGCAACCCGCTGACGTTCCTGCTCGACCTGCTTTTCAAGCGCAGCGACGGCAGCCTGCGCATCATCGACACTGCTGGAGAAAAGGACACCGGCCTTGGCGCGCAGCAGCGACTGGCGGGCGGCGGCGAGCTTTTCATCCAGCGAGGCAGTGCGGCCGATACTGAGCATGGCGTCCCACGCGCCCTTGGCATCATCGGTCAGGCCGCGCCACAGCGACTGCAGCACGCCCAGATTGGCTTCTACTTGCGCGGAGCGCTTGACCCAGGCATCGGCATAAGCGTTTTGCGCCAGGGCGGCGGCATCGGCGGTGCGCCCCTGATCCTCGAGCGCCTTGATCTGCTTGTACAGCGAGGCAGTCAGGTAGTTGTACTGCTGGTTGAGCTTTTCCGAAGCGGAGACCGGCCCCTTGCCGATGTCCTCGAAATCCTTGACCAGCTCTTTCGCCGGCTGGCCGGCGGCGCGCATGGCCGAGACGATGGCGGTAGAAACGTGCGCCATGCTCTTTTCCGCCACCTGGCCGCTGCTGACAAGCTGCTCGATAACGTCAACCACCGCGCCTTGCGTGGCGCCTGTCATGGCAGAAACGCTTTCTGCGATGCCGTTGAGCCGCCCAACGGTACTGGCAGCGGCATTGCCGGTCAGAATCAACGCCGTTCCAAGACGTCGTGATTCGTCGATGCCTTCCGAAATGGCATAGGCGAGGCCACCGGCCGTGGCAGCCGCCAGCGTGAAAGGATTGACGAGCCCGAGGACATAGCCGCCGATCGCGCGAGCCGCCGCGCCTACGCCGCCGAACATGTCCTTCAGCTGCCCGCCCTGTTGCAGCAGCACCTGTAGCGGGTTCTGGCCGGCCTGCAGGCTGACGACGATGTCGGTGAACTGCGCCGGTACGCCGCGCAACGCGGCGGCGATCTGTTTGGCCGACATGCCCATGGTGCCGAGCGAGGCTCTGGCCGCCTCCTGTTTGGCCTTGGCGGCATCGAGCTGGTCCAGGTAGGGCCGGAGCGCATCCACGCTCGCGCCGCGCTGCTGGGCGAGCGCCTCGAAGTAGCCGCGCGTGCCCCGCTCACCGGCTTCCATGGCCGCCGTGGCGCGCTGCACGGAACCGATGATGCTACGGGTGGAGCGGTCGAGCTTCTGCGCCGACGCCTCGCCGCCCGAGCCGATGGCGTCGACGCCCTGCCCGGCCTGCTGGCCTGACTGGGCCACCGCGTGCGCCATGTCGCGCGCACCGGCCTTGACTTCATCGAAGCCCTGCCGGGCGCCGCTGGCGTCGACGGTGACGCCGAGTTGAACCTTGCGCTCTTCGGTCATTGGTCGATCGACTTTCCATTCATGGTGTTGAGCGCGGCGCACTCGAGCACACGCAGATCGGCGAACATGTCATCCCAGGCGGCGCCGCGATAGCCGCGCCGGTCCAGGTATTCGAAGACCACGCGATAGTCGAGCCCGCCGGCGCCGCCCATACCGCCCAGCCGCCATTGCGTGCCCAGCGCATCAAACAGGTCAATGGCCGGCCAGTTTTCCGGCCATACCTCGATCGTTTCGTCGAAGTCGGCACGCGTCCAGCCGGACGCGGCCAGCTCTTCATCGGTCGGCGGCTTATCGTAGAGGCCGCGCGCGGCCTCTCTCAGTTTCCCAGCCGGCCTTCCCGGCAGGCGTTCGCCCAGCCGGCCGCCAGCGCCGTCAGTCCAGCGGGCAATTCGTCACCCATCTGGATCAGGGTGTCGCGGTCGACCGGGAGATCGAGATCCCACTTGTCGATGCCGGACAGCAAATGGTCTGCGGTGGCGGCGATGTTCTGGCCGAGGAACTTTTCCCACGAGAACACCACCGTATCATGGGAAACCTCGGTGGCGGCCTTCTTGCCTTCTTCGGCCATGGCATCGATCGCCTTGCCGAATTCCGTTTTGGTTTTGTAGCGAAAGGTGACATTGATGATGCCGGCTTCGCCATCGGGCATTTCGAACTTGACGGGGAAGGGCTTGAACGTTTTCGGGCGCTGCCCGAGAATGACTTTGGCCATGATGTTGTCCTGTAATCAAAAAGCCCGCAGGGGCGAACCCCGCGGGATGAAGGCCCGCCTGACGGCGGGCCCATGGCGCTTCGGGGAAATCAGGATGCGTAGCGGACCGCGCGGTTGTTGCCGTTGAACACGGCCTTCACGCGGTTGATCTGGCCTTCCTGCATCTGTACGGATTCGTTGAGAGCCACCGTGCAGGGGATCAGGTTGAACGAACCGCTCTTGGTGATGATGCGCAGCACGGTGTCGGTCTGTAGGTCGGTGAGCGACTTGAGGGCCGTATAACCGGCACCGCCGATGCTGTCGGCATCGAGTTCGATTTCGTAGTCGGTCGCCGCGAAACCGTCGTTGATGGAATACTCGACGTCGCTCTCGATGAACTTGTAGGTCACCTTCTTCGGATCGCCGCCATTGGTTTTAGGATTCATGACCGTGGTGACCTGCGTCCAGGTGGAAATCTTCTGCACGGTACCAATACCACTGCCGGCCGGGAAGAAAGTAGTGCTGCTGGTATCGCAACCCTCAAGGACGAATGTGTCGGTTGTCACGCTCTTGATGCGGAAGGCGCGCTTGTTGAGCCGGCCCCATCCGGAGAACATGATGACGATATCGCCGTTGCTGTAGCCATGCGCCGTCGAAGTAGCCACGGCCTCGGTGGCGTTGGTGACTGAACTGACAGTTTTGGCCGCAGCGATGGTGGATGCGACGAAAAAGGTACTGCCGGTAGGAACTTGAGACATTTTGTGGGCCTTTCATGAAAAAACCCGCCGAAGCGGGTCGTTGATGGCCCTTGCGGGCACAAAAAAGCCGCCCGGAGGCGGCCCGTTACAAGGTTGGTCCGGCGATTACCTGACCGACCAGATCGTAAAATCCTGCTGCGTGCCATAACGCGCCAACTCCGGCTCGCGGCGCGCCATGGGCCCGGCCATCGGCCGCGCCTGGAAGACGACGGCGCCGATCAGGGCGTTTTCGATCGCCAGGGCAAGCCCGGCGGCCTCGAGGCGACTGGCCGCCCAGACGTTGATCTGGAAATAGCCGTTTTTCGCACCAGGTAGCGTGTTGTCGGTATGCGCCAACGCTTCGCCGCCGATCTGCTGATATGTCACGAAGGGCAATGGCGTGGCAAATGCCGCATCATCAGGAAACACGCGCGGGCACTGCCCGGCCAGCAGCGCGTGAAGATCCGTTTCAACGCTCACAGCACCCCCAGGCGGCTCAGCAACTCGGCTTCGGCAGCCGCCGTAGCTTCGGCGAACCGCGCCTGGGCCGGCCGCACGAAGGGATGCGCCGGCACCCAGACCGGCGTAGCCAGCGGTTGCGATTTGTCCGTATGCAAATGGCCGTCCTTGCCGCGATAAACCCGGTAGCGCATCCAGTGTCCGTTCTCAAGCAGGTGACCGTGCGGCGCCTTACGGTGATTCCAGCTGATGTGATACGTCGCGCGGCCCTTGCCGGAGTTATCGCGCGAGTAGGCGCAATAAATGGAGCGGCGCAGGTTGCCCGTCACAGTATGAAGGCCTGCGACGTTGTGATGGACGGTACGGTAGAGTACCTGCGCGCCGGCGTAGGCGGCCGGTCGCACCGCGGCGTCCACATCGGTGGCCAGGTAGTCGATCATGCGATCCAGACCGGCGAGATCGGCAGTAATGGTGACGCTCATTGCAGCCGCCGGCAGACGAGGTCGACGGCGCCGTCTTCGCGCTTGTCGAGCACGGCCTGGATGTCCCAGGACTCCGAACCGTCGATCAGGCGCATGCCGGCATTCAGGCCGGCGCGATACCGCAGACGGTAGCTGGCCTGCACCGTGGAGACGTCTGCACCTCCTTTGATGACCTCCAGCCCCGACAGCAGGCGCCGGCCTGCCCATACGGTGACGACGTCGGACCAGGACTCGAGCGGCTGACCGGCCGCATCCTGCAGGTCGGTGCGCGCCTGCACGGTGACACGGCGATCGAGCGCGCCCGCTGAAAAGCCCCTCATGCCCGCCACACCTTGTAGGCATCCAGCAG